GGAAGATGTGAAACGGTATTACCACATTCAATTTGAGATAATGTGGCAGGATTACCAGCGAAGAAGCAAAGAAACATAATAAAGGAATATCATGGCAGGAGAAGTAATAAGCGAGCTGGTTGTAAAATTTAGTGCAAATTCTGCCGGTTTAACGACTGGGCTGGCGGCGGCTTCGGCGGGTATTCAGGCGACGACCACAAAAGCGACAGGGTTAGGGACTGCTCTTGAAGGCCATTCAAGAAGCATGGCTTCATCCATCAATACAATTACTACGTCTGCATTGAAGGTATTGGTAGGGCTTGGGGTGGCTGTGGGTGCTGTTGGAGTCGCTATGACTTCAAGTGCATCCAATATCGAAACATACCGGACAACATTAGTGAACTTGTACGGTGATGCCGATATAGTGGCAGAGAAATTGAGATGGATATTCGAGTTCGCCAAAACTACACCGTTCGAAGTTCCGCAACTTGTTGATGCATTTGTAAGACTGAAAGCATACGGCATTGAGGGCGAAACTATCCTGAAAACATTGGGAGATACGGCCGCTGCAATGAACAAACCTATCATGATGGTTGTCGAGGCGGTCGCTGATGCCATGACCGGGGAGTTTGAAAGATTGAAAGAATTCGGGATAAAGGCGGTTGTCCTGAATAAGGGCAATTATGAACAGATGGGGAAAGATGTTAATGATATTGGGAAAACCGTCCTTTCGTATGTTGATAAAAACGGAAAACAGCAATTTGATATAATTGATCGAAATAACAAAGATATTATTCAGAGTACATTAACGGCTATCTGGAATGACAAATATGCCGGGGGGATGGAAGCACAATCCAAGACAATTTCGGGATTAGTTTCTAATATTAAAGATAACATGACGCAGGCTGGTCTTGCGGTCATGGGTTTTGATGAAATGATGGGCGATTTCAGACCCGATTCTATTTTTGTAAAAATCAGGGATGCAACACAGGGATTTTTAAGTTATATTGACGGGGTGGATTGGACAGCAATAGGTATAACCATAACATCGTGGATAGGCGTTGCAGTAATTAAAATGTCAGAGTTCTGGAATGATATTCAGCCCGGAGTAGATGCACTTAAAAAAGCCATGTCTGATACTACTGTTATCATAATTACTTTTTTCAAATCATTTGATGGAAAAACGTCAATGACTGGTCTTGCAGATATTCTTAACGAAGTGGCTATATCTATCGGAAGGGTCATAAGTTGGTTAAAAGATAATCCCACGCTGGTCACTTTAATTATATCAATAGGTGCAGGATTAATGTTGTGGGCTGCCGTGATTGGGCCGCTAACAACATTAGCATCAGGGATAGGTGTTGTTGTTACGGCGATAACAAGTGGCAGCGGATTAATAGGCGCGGCTATTGCCGCACTTGGTGGCCCTATTGGAGTTATTATTGTAGCTATTGGTGCATTATTCATAGCATGGCAGACCAATCTTTTGGGGATGAGAGATGTAGTAGATAATTTATGGGCGAAAGTTAGTCCAATTTTAACTGATCTGTGGAATCTCTTAAAGGTAGAAGGTTCTATTGCATTCGAGACATTAAAAATAAGTGCCGAGACAACATTAACCTGGTTTACGGCTAGATTTAATGAATTATATGCCGTCGAAAAACCAATAATGGATGAAATATTTGGTTACTTTAAAACCACTGCCCCCGATGCATTACAAACACTTAAATCAGCAGCACAAACTGCGTTTACACTTATTGGGGGTGCTATAGTTTCATTTTGGGCACTCGCTCAACCAATTTTAACACAGTTATGGTATTTTATATTGGAAAATATACCCGCAGCATGGGAGACACTCAAAACAGTCACTCAGAATGTTATGGCAATCATAACAAAAGTGTGGACTGATATAGCCCCGATCATAACCGATGCACTAACAATCATTGCCATTATTGTTGGCGGTACAATGCTTCTGATTTATAACGAGGTCAAAAGAGCCGTTGACAATATAATAATTGCATGGGAATATCTGGAACCTGTTTTAAAACCGATTCTTGATTTGATCGTTGCTACTATAGTTTTCGCGTGGGATATGATGGTTGCAATTCTAGGTAGTACAATGCGGATCCTCAAAGATTTACTAACGGGAGATTGGGATGATATCTGGGTAACTACTGATGAAACGTGTACTAAAATATTGAATGCAGTAACTACTTATTTCGGTTCGATTCTCACTTCAATCACTGAACTAATGGGCGCTGTATGGACTAAGATTGTTGAGATATGGGACGGTATCTGGAACTATCTGTTTGGTTCAAGTATTATTCCTGATATCTACAATGCATTTGTTCAGTGGTTCACTGATATTAAGACGTTTATAGGTGGTATCTGGGAGGCGATTCGGGGAGCGGTTCCTGGTGCATGGTCATTAATTCAGGGAGCTATGCAGGGAGCATGGGATTTGGTAAAAGGGGCTGCCGATGTAGCATGGACTGGAATACAGAATGTGTTTACATCAGTTAGCGTTTCGCTTTCTAGTGTTTCTGGTGCGTGGGCTGGTGTAGGAACTACTCTATCAAATACGTGGAACTCCTGGATTGGTGTGGCTCAAGGGATTTGGGATTCTATTCAATCAATATGGGATAAGACATTTACCCCCGCACCCGAACCAGCACCAACACCAACACCAACACCAACACCAACACCAACACCACCTCATAGTGATACGTGGCCTGGGGATTGGGGGGCAGATTGGAGCGGAGATGTCGGATATAGTGATTCTGGGGGTTGGGATAATTATGGTGATCGAGGATCAACTCCCTGGACTGGTAATTATGGAGCACTTGCTGAGGGGGGAATTATCAAAGCGAGAACAGGCGGTACTAAAGTTATAGCAGGTGAAGGCGGTGAAGATGAGGCCATAATTCCATTGCCTGCTTTCTTAAAAACAGGAAGTATCGGGGGGAATATTACTGTAAATATGTCTTTCGGAAATGTATATGGGGTTGATGATATATCAAAAGCTGTGGACGTAGCCTTAAAGCAAGTTCAGAGGAATATTAAATCCTTGGGTGGCTGATGATAGCGATTATAAAACCGACTCTGGATTGTAATTTAGATTGTTCATATTGCTATTTTAAGAATATGCATCATTCTGAAAAGATGAGTTTAAATACTTATGAGAACTTTTTGCGCCATTTGGATGGAATAAAGATTAATAAATTCATATGGCATGGTGGAGAACCGCTTTTAATGGGTATTACTTTTTTCAAAGAAGCAATCGCACTTCAAGAAAAGTACGGATTAAAGATACATAATGATATTCAGAGTAATTTTACTTTAATTGATGATGACTGGATTTCATTTTTTAAAGAATATAATATCAAGGTTTCAACATCTATGGACGGGCCAAAGGAAATACACAACAAAGGACGATCAGATAGTTTCGATAGAACAATATCAGCAATCCGAAAATTAAGACTTGAAGGTATTCAGTCTGGTTGTGTAACAATTATTCATGATTATTCCATACCGCATTTGTATGAAATATTTTCATTATTTCAATCAGAGGGGATAAGTACCCGATACAATCCTGAAACTTGTGCGAATGGGAATTCTGAAAGTAAAACAACTGAAGTTCAGAATTTCGGATTTGCCTTGCGGTTTTTGGCAGATCTATGGTTGACAAAACGAGATAAAGGAATGCAACCGTTCAATGAAATAACAAATGCATTTAGAACGAATACGCCACACGACTGTATTTTTTCAGGGAATTGTGTTGGAGAATATCCTTCAATACTGCCGTCTGGAGACGTAGTACATTGTGGACGTTTTGTTGGATCAGGATATGCAGGATATGGAAATGTAAATGATATTAATTTTAGTTTTGACCGGGCTAAAAATAGTTTATTGAATGATATTTATTTAACGAATCAAGACCGGATATCACAATGTAAACTATGTAAGTATTATAATGTATGTAACGGCGGTTGTTTCTTTCATGGATGGATGAATGGAATACAAAAAGATAGATTCTGTGAGGCATACAAAGCTGTATTTGAGCATCTAATAATCAGAAAACAACAGATGGGAGGGTAATCCCCCTTGCCGCCACCATTTGACGCATACAGTATTGAAGGCGTAATCAGTATCAACGGTGCCGTCCAAGATGCAATGACCGTGACCATTCAAAACCTTACAAAAGGGACGAATGGGACTTGCATAACCAATTCAAGTGGTCAGTATTTCTATGATGATATCCAGGATAGCAGTGTTCAGGCCGAATCTGGCGATTCTATCCGGGTATGCACCGCGACAAGCGGGACTTTTTCAGTTACGTTTACGGCAGGAGAACCCGAAGAGAAAGTAATAGATATTGATTATATCCTGCACCCTCATCCTGAATGGCCATATTCAATCGAGGGAACGGTCACTTATTACAATGTAGTTCAAACCAACCTTACGGTTACTGTTCGTAATCTTACGAAGGGAACGTCAGGGATATGTGTGACTGATTCATTAGGACGTTATTTCTATGATGATATTGCAGATAGCGTGATACTATCCGAAGAGGGGGACAGTATCAATGTTGGAACCCCGGACGGCGCAACGGAAACATTCACTGCTATTGATACTGAGGAAAAGGTTGTTGATTTTCATAATGTCATTATGTGGGGAGGCATTTGGCAGGTTAAAATCACGCCAACAACCGGGCCAGTTTATACTTTTCAAAGCGGGGATGGGATATTGAGTACATGCTCATTATCATTACAAAATGAAGGTATGGATAGTTTTGACGTGGCTCTGATCGATAATGATGCGGTCTATAATTCCGTATTCGATCTCGGGGATACGGTTGAGATATGGCTTGAGTCTGATAAGGGTGTAATAGGTTCTACTAAAAAACTTAAGGGAAATATTAAGAATGTTTCTTATGTTGCAAGCGGAAACCTGAACACGGTTATCCTGAGTGGGTTTAACCAGATGGACAGTTTTAAACGAATCATAGTGAATGAGCTGTATTCCGGAACTCGGAGTTTTGAGGATATAATCACGAATGCTTCTGATGGATTGCTGGCATTATACGCGCCTACGATTCTTGGTTCTGGCGTTCATGCAACCGGACTCACAATTATGGAAGGCGGATCGCTCAAATTTCCACATACGACTCTCTATGAGTGTCTGAGCCGGATTAGGGAAACGGTCGGAGATTGGGTATTTGGTATATCTCCTATCAGCGTACTTAATCTCGAGCCGCGCGGGTATACTGATCCTGTGAAAGAGATTATCGAATTTGATGATGTTGATTTCAATTATGACGATTCTGAACTAACGAACTCAGTTATAGTTGAGGGCGGGCGGGTCTCAAACCTACAATCAAAACTAATGTGGACAGGAACCGCGAGTCATAACTTAACTGACGTGGCTAATGCGTATGATAATCATTTCGCTACAGGATGGGATAGTGGAGTTGCACAGGCAACTGGTCAGTATTATCAGCTTGACCTTGGAGGTACAATGGTTATTGGAAAAATGTTTATTAACCACATGACAGCATATTTAACAAAATATCCCCGAAGTTTTATTGTTGAAGCTTCTGCCGATAATGTGGCATGGGATGAGATTACGTCAGTCTCGAACAATACAGAGCCGGATATTATCGTTATGTTCCATAATGCGTTTTATCGATATGTCAAAATCACATTGCAGGGTAGCAATGCTTCTACCTGGGCGATTGGTGAGATAAATATTTATCAGTATTATACTATCATGGCCAAATATTCTGATCCTGTCAGCATAACCGCTCATGGGTTATACGAATCTACTATCAAGGATAGCAGCATTTTGACAAAAACACAGGCGTTCGCGCGTGCTGTTGCAGAGGTTGAGAAACGAAAAGATACAATCATTACGGGTTCCATCTCAATTTCATTTTGGTTCTTAATAAATACTAATGAACTTTTAACTGTGAATGTCCCCGGAACTCCGATTAATCAAAAATTCGCAGTACAAAAGGTTACGATGGGCGAGGATACGAAAGGGAGTTGGAAGGAAAGCATAGAGTTACGGAGCGTGTAAATAAATCATGAAAATAGATGATACTATAATAAGTATTTTAAGAGATATTGAAAAGCTGAAGGAACCACCTGAAACTGTTTCTATAAGTGTACTGGATACGATCATAGTTCCTGCGAATGAGTCCGTTTCGGTTATCGATACTCTTTCCACCCCTGTGGATAGCGATAAGGTAGGAATATTCGGGACTTCAACATTTGGGTTTTGCGAATTTGGAGGCGATTAATAATACATATGACTGCAATAAAAATAAAAGGACATATAAAGATTATATCGAGAGATATTATGACAAATGAAATAATCGAAACGATTGAAAAGGATAATCTGATAGTGACTACGGGATATGGTCTGTTGGCTGACGTGTTGACAGGGAACAGCGCGATAGCTTATTGTGGTGTTGGTTCTGGAACTACCGCAGCGGCCATAGGAAATACTGATCTTGAAACGGCAGTAGGTAGCCGGAAACCTGTAACCACTGCTGCTCGAAGTGGTGCGATTGCTCTATTCTCAACATTCTTTTCGAGCGCTGAGAATAACGGAACATGGAACGAATCAGTATTATCGACAACGGAAACAGGAGACATCATAAACCGTGCTGTTCTGGATACTCCATTCGTGAAAAGCTCTTCCAAAACGGCACAAGTAGATTGGACTATTGAGGTGATGATATGAGTATTTGCGTAGATGGTGAAACAATAAATGCATGGAAAGTGAATAAAAGTTTTAATACCGTTCGGGATATTGAAATTCAGGATGAAACAGAAGTGCCTACGGTAGCGGGAGAGGGTGCGCTGGCTACTGATACTGGAGTGGTTTATATCTCAAAAGATGGTGTGATATGGGCGGGACATATTTATCTAGATATACTGAATAGATATACGAACATCGGGAAACTAACGACAAGCGATGGAACTACATTGAAAGCGATTGCTACGGCACTCGGATATAGAGGTCAAGTAACTGCCGCGATTGCTGATCGTGCTTTTCTGTATTTCATTGCAGATGGGACGGAAACACAGTTGCAGATCAGCACGTATAAAGATGTGGATTGCGCAAATTGGGATTTGTATATCAATTCTATTCTGGATAGTTCAGCATATGATGATTATGCCGCAGCACCAGTAATAAGTAACCGATCCATAACTTTGACAGAGGCAATCAAAAAGGGACTGAATACTATCGAACTAAGAGCTACAGCCAAACATGCATCGAGTACAGATTACTTCCTTAAGATTTTAGGGGCAAGCATCCAGTAATGGAGATATCTGTAATGCCAAAATGTGTTAATTATGATTCGAATGGCTGCGAGATCATAAACGAATCTCGCGGTATTGCATACATAAAATGCTCAAAGAGATGTCTGGGTAATCCTGCTAATAGGGAGGTCACAGGAAACGCAGGACATGAAATAATAGGATGAATATAGAAAAGTATGGATGGCTTTTCTTTATGTGACAGAACGGTTTAAATTGACTGTAAGAATATGTCACAACACGTCAGTAAAAAGGCAGTATTTGTCTGGGATGAGGTCAAACAAAAGATAGCGGAGGCAGTCGCTAAAGGCGACAGACCACTAAAAGACATACTGACAGAGTTCAAAATCAATGAAAGAATGTTTTATCGATGGAAGAAACACCCCGACTTTCAGCGCAAGATAGATGAGATTATCCAGGATATTGACATAGCCCAAAAATCTGAGCGAATCAAAATAGCTAAAAGGGTTATCAGGCAAAAACTTGAGCAAGACGCAGGAAACTTGAGCAAGAAGGATCTTCTTGACTGGCTCAAATATGTTGGAGAAGAACTGGGCGACTATTCAGAACACAAGGATATTAATATTAGCGGCGAGGGTGTGATTTTCTATATTCCAGAGAATAACAGGGATAGAAAAGAAATCGTCCCCGAATGAAGTTAGGCCACAGCCCGGACCGCAGGAACTATTTCTTAGTACCCCCGCAGATATTGCAATATACGGTGGAGCGGCCGGGGGAGGAAAGACCTTCGCATTGCTCTTAGAACCAATTCGATATATTCAAAAGCGAGGATTTGGTGGTGTTATCTTCAGACGCACTCATGTCCAGATTCGTGCTGAAGGCGGGTTGTGGGATGAGTCGGAAAAGATGTATATTCATCTCCACGGTGCTCCAAAAGAATCGGTTTTGAAATGGGATTTTCCAGCAAAAACCACTATTCAATTCGCAGGTCTGGAATATGATAAGGATGTTTATAACTGGCAAGGTGCACAGATTACTTATATGGGGTTTGATGAGCTCACACATTTCACAAGGAAGCAGTTCTTTTACATGCTGAGTCGCAACAGGTCAACATGTGGGGTTCGCCCATACGTCCGCGCCACAACAAACCCAGATGCTGATAGTTGGGTTGCTGAATTTATTTCATGGTGGATAGGTGATGACGGGTTTCCTATCTACGAGCGATCCGGGAAGATTCGCTGGTTTATCCAGCAAGAAGATTCTCTTATCTGGGCAGATTCATCCAACGAGCTTTTGCAGCAATACCCCTACGAACAATACAAAACAATTCCAAAAAGCGTGACCTTCATCCCCGCACGCTTAGAGGACAACAAGATACTGATGAAAAAAGATCCGGGATATGAAGGTAATCTCATGGCACAAACAAGAGTGGAGCGCGAACGATTACGCTGGGGTAACTGGAAGGTAAAATTTAAATCAGGAGATATGTTCAAGCGGGAGTGGTTTGAGATTATCGATATTATTCCCCAGAATATGAGAAAATGCCGAAGTTGGGATCTTGCAGCTACCGCAGTAACAGAGAAGAAAAAACAAGACCCTGATTGGACAGTTGGCCTTCTGATCGGAGAACTAAAGGGGCAATATTATGTTCTGGATGTTGCCAGAACCCGAAAGTCCCCGTTAGGTGTAGAAGAACTAATAACACAAACCGCGCAAATGGACGGGTATGGGGTTGAAATCAATATGGAGCAAGAGCCTGGAAGCTCAGGGGTCAACACGATAGACCACTATGCTCGCGTTATTTTGAAAGGATACAATTTCAAAGGAAAGCCATCAACTGGCTCAAAGGTAGAAAGAGCAAAGCCTGCCAGCGCGGCAGCCGAACGGGGAAATATCAAACTACTCCGTGCCCCATGGAACGCGCCATTTTTATCAGAACTTGAAGTATTTCCATCGAAGGATGATCATGATGATCAGATAGATGCGCTTTCCAGCGGGTTCAATATTGTGGCAAGGCCAACAATCCAAAAAATACCAATGCCAGTTTTTGGCAATTCCTTCGGTGTTAGCGGTATCAGCATTTAGCGGATGCTCAAGTCACGGATCGCAACTTATGTTCTGGACAATTATAAACATTATCTTTTCCATACCCTTCTCCAAACTCAGGGGTACTTTGGCATGTAACTATTTCATACAAACAGGAAGTACATAAATGCCTATATTTTCGTATTCCCTCATTCAGTCCCTCATTATGAGATGTTTTTATTATTTCTTCAATATATTCTATACTTACTTCCATTTTATCACTTTCTCCGTACTTGTAGTCCGGTGTCGGTTACTGTTCGTTTAAATTCCGTATGATTAATATACCTTTTTTATCATCATATTCCATAACCAACTCGTTTTTATGTTGAAATGGAATAATGTTGGCAAGTTCTTTACATACAAATATCTGCCCACCCGTATATTGTCGTTTCTTTCCAATCGTTTTATAATATTTACCAATAAATTTCATCAGTATTTATACTGATTTTTATAGTATATATCTATTTCTGTATAATAATTAGTATAATCACATAGATTTATATAGTTTTAAGTGAAATACTGATATATTATGAAAAGATATCGGATTATCAGGCAATTCGTGTCGGAAAGCGCGTTCAGGAAACTGTTAAAGGTATTTGTTGTGATGGTGATATACCTGATGTTATGCTTTCCGGTTATGGCAGGAGGCTTCACAGTAACCTCTGTTTCAAAAAGCAATGATAGCTTTTTGATTTCTCTTATTCTTAATGATGGCGGGCAAACCATATCAGGGTACATAAATGGTTCTGAGTTTGATATCCCCGGAATTAAAATTAATAGCAGTATCAAATTTGAAGTGAGTAAAGTTATAGAAAAACTTAATTATGCGGTCCTTAATCAGGGTACGCTTTGGTGGTATCTTATTATTTATTATGATGCATCAGGGTTTTATGATGGTGCGGTGTGTCCTGATGTGCCTGCGGTTTATTGTTTTGTGATTGATGTTCCTGGCAGGATAGGTTTTGGATATGATCGAGTGATTGCAATTAATAGAGTACCTATTGGATCTTACGGAGGTCTTCAAAATCCTGAGTTGTCATGGATAGGAACAATGGCGCTTACAATAGATGGTAAGCAGTATAAGCAAAACATTGGATCAGGAGAAGCAGCACGTGGTTCAATACAGTTCCCTATTGGAAATGTGCAATGGTTGGGATCGCTGGTTACGGGGCAAGCAATCCCAAATCAAAATCTTTATGTTGCAACACATGGTATCGATGCTCCTCGCTGGAGTATTTCCCCAAAGGCAGATTATGAAAGATATGTAAAGTCATTAACTGAAGTTGATACTGTTTTGAATGTCTGGGATGAACAACAAAATAAATACAGGGCATGGCAACGCGAAACTTATGAAGAGATGATTTGTCAGGATGTGCTTTGCAGTTCTGTATTTAATGTTGTAACTATGCATAATGCGAATGCTGAAAGACTTTTAACAAAAAACGTAATGATTGATTATGGCTCGGTAACTGCAAAATCATCGCTTGCCGGGTACGATGGAAATATCTATGATGTGATTGATAGAAAAATCGCTAATCCTATGGTCATTTTGAAAGTTAAAGCATCAGCACTGGATATAATGACACTATCTGGCAAGCCATTAATCAAGGATATTAGTGTTTCTCCTTTTTCAAGTGGCGATAGCAATGGATATGTCAAATTAATGGTACAAAACATTGGCGATGCCCAGGGCACATTTACAGCGCGTATAAACGGTTCTTTTGAAAGTAACAAAATCACATTACAGAAAGATGAAATTGGGACGCTTGTATTATTCCTCAAAGACAATCTTAATGCTTCTGAGATCCGAAAAGAAAACATTGAAGTGTATGATATTGCATCAGGGGAAACAGACAGCAGAGAGTTTATTGTCAATGTGACTCAGCCAAAAACATTTATTCCAAATGACCTGCGAGCTTATAACGATGTGATAACAAAATCAAATGATGAAGGAACAGTTGAATATAAATTACTCGATTGCAGTTCTGGGATTTTTCATTATATCGGTGGAAAATATCAATGTACTGATATTAACGATGCAGTAATTGTTCCTGTTGTTCAGGAAACAATCAAGCCACCATCATCATTTATCATTGATCCACCAAAAGAAGATGCGGGATTCGATTATTTATGGATTGCGATTATACTTTTGATTATAATCTTGATTGCATTAATTGTCAAATATATCTTGAGTTTTAATATCTTAAGTATGGCGAGATCACGACAAAAAAAAGGATTCGCCCCAGTTATGTTCGTACTGGGGCTTCTCGCATTGCTGATTTTGTATGTCCTTTATTGGGAAAGTGTCCTGGGATACGCAAATGAAATTATGAATAATATGATGATTGAAATTATAAAAATGAAGGTGAACTTATGAATAAAATAATAACAACAATAGTATTATTGATGATCGTGATATCGTCAATAGGAATAGCAACAGCCTCTCCGCTTGTTGCAGGTCTTGACCTTACAACATATAGCAGCAGTGGATATAACTATATCAAAGCCATCGCGACCACAAATGGCGATGGGAAGATATCATTTGTTGTCGATGGCGACGACCGATTCATTGATTTGAGTATGGTAAGTGGAACAAATACAAAAACATCACGTGACTGGATGGGAACTATTGATAGTTCCGGTAAAACAGTTCCATTTACTATTGGATCAACTCACTCCATTTGTGTTTTCGATAAAAATAATATCGAAGACAAAGTATGTAATTCTATAAAAATCCCTGAAGGATCTCCCTCCCTGAAAATTAACAGTGTTGATATTAAATTATTGGAGTCAGGGTATATTCAAGTAGATATATTTTACAAGGGAGCCGGGCATCTTGGTGCAGGCGTTGATGGAACTACAGAGTGGAATGGGTATGTTAGCAGTACAAGTGGAACGTATGAACGGATATCCCTGATACCACGACCTCCAGGAGAATATGATGTGTGCGGATATGAACTTAATAATCATAATACAGAGGTATGTGATATTATTATTGTACCTGCTATTCCCACACCAACACCATCCCCAACTCCCACACCCACTCCGACCCCTACACCTGAACCTACACCTGAACCTACACCCGTTCCAACTCCAGTGCCAACACCTGAACCAGGCACAGGCCATAGATCATCTGATGGTGGCGGCAGTTCAGGAGTAACAGGAGTTGAGTTTAGTGGAGGTTCATCTATGGATGGGATACATCTGTTTTTTAAGACAACTCCTCAAAATGCAAAAGTTTTCATCAATAAACAATACCTCGGTCTGACTGATACATTTAGAAAAGGTCTGCCTCCTGGTAGGTATCAAATAGATATTTTGAAAGAGGGTTGTATAAACTTCACGAAAAATATAAATCTGGATAATGGTGAATCTGAAACCATAGATATTCTTCTTGAATGTGAACTGAAAAAGAATGAGACCGTTGTATCTATGGCCGGACTTCCACCAGCTGAGCCACCTCAGCCGAAGATCACAGAAGTCCAGACTGTCGCGACACCGACAACGACACAAATTGCACCCAATACGACATGGTTCTATGTCGCGACACTTGTCGGTCTTATTGTCGCTGCCATTGGTTTGAAGTATTTGCCTAGAAAGAGCATGTCCGACAACAGCGCATCAATGTCGTACAGTGAAAATGACTATGTCGTTGAAAAATCTACCTCAGAAAAAGTGTTAGAAAAAGTAAAATCAGGTCTTTCAAATGATCAGATTGCTCAAGATTTGAAGGTAACAATCCGATCTGTTGAACGTCATCTTAAGAGCCTTCGAGAACAAGGCTCAATCTAAATTTTTTTTCTATTTTTTTAAGCATATACAATGAGAGTCTTATGTGATTGTCTCATTGGTTTCGTTCCTTGTTGCATATATCTCACAAAGCCCGCATGACCGTTCCTGACAGGGAGAGTCCTTTTTATAAATGCAAAAAGTGAATGAGGGAAGAATCACACGACTCAATTTGATCCCGGGCCGTTCCAGAGATCATTCACAGGTTCAATCCAATCGTGATTCATTCCCTTTCCTGAAACTTTAGTGACATACTGCCTGAGTTGTGCGTAATCATTATAAATTCTTCCAGAATTGGTGTTGTGGATTGATGCTTCCGAAAGAGTCCGCAATACCCAGGGAGTGTCTCTGTCAGTCATAGATATCAGGATTATATCAATTTTATAACTATAAATAAATATGCTATTCCGCCGAATACGACAGCAAGAAACAAATACCATAACCAGAGCGGATCAATTTTTATGATTGTCATGGCGGCACACTCGCACGCAGCGACGGAGGAGACGGTTTCATGGCAGCCAACTTGCTCTTGTTCTCGTACCGGCTCTGATTGACACAATGTTTGCAGTTATCAGGCTTATTGTTCGCGCATGAATCGAACGAGATATCATCGCAGGACCCGTCTTCCTGACCCACAGGTTCTGCTTTTGTCTCTTTCTGCAACAATGCAGGCTCATGATACGTGATCTTCTCGAATGGAACTTCGCGCATGAACGCGCGAAGGATTACTGATTTATTGGAGTACGTATCTTTCCCGAACTTCTGGATAATGCCCTCTGATTCTTTCGGATGATCATACAGATACTTTAAGTCCTTGATCATTAGGGTCACTGGTGAGAGGTATCCTTTTCTTTTGATTTCGACTCTGTCGTCCTTTGAAACAGACCAACTCATCTTATCCTGATCGAATGATATGAACTCATTGGTTGATGTGGGAAAGTCGCAGTCCTTCAGGACAAATTCGGTTGTATTGACAAACTTAACCGTTCCTTTTGGTATAGATTCGTCTTCAATGATACTTATACCGTGTGGTGCTAGTACAATACCACTATCGCGCACCACAGATGGCGTTTTTTGGCGAAGCTTTTTCGCAAAAAGGTTATTTGTCTCAGTGATTCCCAGAAGTTCCTTCACTTTCTCAACTACTTTATTTTCTGAGACTGCAAACACATTTGTCGTTCCGTTCTCTCGCACCAGGTACCCCTCAGTGCATTCATCTATCGTTACGCTTTTACTCATGATTTACTCCTATTCTCCCTAATTTGTGACTCAACGCCATGTACCCACATCTCAAGTTCATGACACACAAGTACAATCTGGAAATCATCAAGATCCTTTAGAGCCCCGTGTATTGATTTGCGAAGAGATAACTCAACCTCATACGCTTTTCTGGTCCTGCATTCCATTTCAACCGATTCTGATACTGTAGGTGTACTTTTCATGATCTTACCTCTTTCATAATTGTTGGATTGGAAAATAAACGATATGCCATATCTTCAGTATAGCCATCCAGTACGGCCTGGACCTCATCCTGATGATGCCGGAGTTTCCATTTAAATAACCAGTATGTTTTGTCCTTGATCAGGTTCTCATTTATTGATACTTTCAATACGATCTTAATGAGGGGCATTAATTTCAACCTCCAATCGGAAACAATCTACCTGTGAATTACCCCCACCTAAAGGCTGGGGGCATCCCGCTGCATCGAACCTCTATCGAGTGTTCCTTGACGGGCGTAAATTCCGGTAATTCCTACCGTACTATTTGATCTTCCTAAGATATTAATTGCAGCATTATGATCCCTATCCAGAACAAGACCACAAAAGGGACAACTATGTACCCTTACGGATAGGTCTTTTTTGACCGAATTACCACAACTGCTGCAATTCTGACTTGTATTTCTTGGATTGATGAATTCAACTATTTTCCCAGCGTATTCTGCTTTGGTTTTCGTGAATTGCATCAACTGATACCATCCTGCATCCGATATGGATTTAGCAAGATGATGGTTCTTAATCATGTTTTGTACTTGCAAATCTTCAAACACAATATGATCATATTCGTTGACAAGCATTTTGCTTGTCTTATGAGCAAAGTCTTTTCTCTGATTCCTGATTCTTCGATGTACTTTTGCTACGACAACTACTTGTTTTTTCCTGTTCTGTGATCTTTTCTTTTTCCGACTTAACCGCTTCTGTTCTCGTGTTAGTTTAACCTCTGATGCTCGCAAGAATTCAGGAGGTTCTATCTGGCAACCGTTGCTCATTGTTATCAGGGAACTCAAACCTACATCTATCCCCGTTTCGGTCTTGATCTCAACAGGAATTATCGGCGTGTCAATTTCAACTGAAAAGGAAACATACCATTGGTCAATGTCCTTTTTAATGGTACAGGTCTTGATCTTACCTTCGATTTCTCGATGCAGGACTATCTTAATGTTTCCTATTTTTGATAGGTTGAGTTTTCCATCTTCGATTGAAAAACCCGATTGCGGATATGTGAAACTATTATATCTGTTTCTTCCTTGAAACCGTGGATAGCCGAAACCACGAAAGAAATTCTTGAAACTTCTATCCACTCTTTTCAAGACGTTTTGTAAGACCTGTGAGAATACTTCTTTTTGGTATGATGTTTTTGTTAGAGGCAATGCGTTTTGCTGATCCTCATACTCTATCCAATCTGTTTTTCCCCAGGGGAATACTCCAAATGTTCTTTCCAGTTCGTTAAGTTCAGCTTGTCGTTTTCGTTCTGCAAGTGCTTCGTTGTAGAGTTTTCTGCATGTAGAGAGGGTTCTATTCATTACAACTTCTTGATTCTTGTTCGGGTATATCCTGAATTGAAATGTTTTTCTCATGCAAATTCGAAAATTCGACCCAAGCCTTATATGGTTTTGATACTATTTATCTTTGTCTATCCCTAAAAAATGCAGATTCGACAACTATTTTTCGGGGATAGATTCTACTATTCCAAGGGGTACGATTCATCCCACCTCTACAACTCTATCCAGGGCGTCCAGACGTTCTAAGTATAACTCAATAGCAGTATTGACGAAGTCCTTTATATCGCCTTTGACATGCCCGCCAGCCTCATACATTTTTTGCCGCATACGGGCATCCATATCGTCATCAATATTTATATTTCTGTAAACCATGTACGTAACTATGAACAATATAGTACTTATAATTTACTCCACGAAAGGATTTTTGTACTATATAATCATTATAATATAATTATAATTATCGCAACCAAACCGAAAGACTTATATACTTATCTAACGTAGTTATGTATGTAAGTGAGACAGACTTACGATAAACAAAAGTGAGGTAATAAACATGATAAAAATCTACGAGAATGGGGAAGTAAAAGAGGAAATTGCAGAAAATCAGGTTGATTGGGTGTCGGATGCCGATTACGGCGGTGCGTGGATCGGCATATTCATGCTACACATGCCATTTCGTAAAGCATGTGGGGAGGGGTATCGAGTGCCACCACCCAATAAACCCGAATAATTGTCCCGATTGGGTAAATTATAGAGAATATGAGGAAGGGGGTAAATAACATGACTAAAATAATAAATCTGACTCCCCACGAAATAAACATTGTGGGGCATGAACCGATTCTGTCAAGCGGGTCGGTTAGGATAACTGAAACAAGCCATGTCATTGACGAAATCAATGGCATCGATATTATAGTGAAGAAATTCGGCAAGGTTGATGGTATGCCTAAACCGCAACCAGATACGGTATTTGTTGTATCCCTCATGGTAGCGCAGCAGCTCACCCATAGAGATGATGTCCTTACCGTGGGCGAAACCGTCCGCAATGAAGCGGGGCAGGTAGTGGGAGCAAAGAATTTCTCAAGGCTCCCTCAAAATCATGGGCGACTGGAAGATTGAAATGGA